GTGTAGACGACAACCTCGTATTTGTAACCGATCAGGGTGAAGTGCTGGTATATCGCGGCACCGACCCCTCTAGCGCCTCCACATGGGCGTTAATCGGCATCTGGGTCATCGGTGCGCCAATTTCCCGCCGTTGTTTGCTGAAATACGGCGGTGATTTGCTGGTTTTGACGCTAGATGGCCTTATTCCGATGGCCTCGGCGCTGCAATCGTCGCGCCTTGACCCCAACGTGGCTCTATCGGACAAGATACAGGGCGCGTTTGCGGTTGCTGCCCGCACTTACAAAAACAACTTTGGCTGGGGGATGTTGTATCACCCGCTAAACAATGCCTTGATGGTTAACGTACCGGTGTCAACCGGCGCACAAGTGCAGTTTGTAATGAACAACATCACGAAGGCGTGGTGTCGGTTTACCGGCTGGTACGCCAACTGCTTTGCTTTGCTAAACGATGAGCCTTATTACGGCTCTGACGGCTATGTAGCAAAAGCGTGGACAACCGGAACCGGATCAGCTGGTTACAACGACAACAGCCAAGCCATCAACACCCGCGCATTGCAGGCGTTTAACTACTTTGACACCCGTGGCGTTATCAAATACTTCACCCGTGGGCGCGTTACGACCTACAGCAACGGCCAGCCAACCATCGGCGTTGGTATTGCGGTGGATTTCCAGACCGATGACTTCCTCGGTGCGCTGTCATTTGTGGCAACGAATTACGGCCTGTGGGACGTAGGTCTGTGGGATCAAGCAATCTGGGGCAGCAACAGCATTGCCAACAACACAGTCGTAGGTTTGAGCGGAATTGGTTATTGCGGCGGCATCATCTTTAATAGCAGCAGCAAGAACGTTTCGCTTGAGTGGGCATCAACCGACATCGTGTATCAACTCGGATGGGCTGGAATATAGTTAGCGGCCCTCAAGTGGGGGCATGGGTCACGGCGCAGACGGAAGGGGCGTTTGATCCCTCTCGGTCAGTTGCTATTGGTTTAGAGCGTGACGGGGAGTTGGTAGCGGGGACGGTTTACGAGAATTGGAACGGGCGATCCGTTGTTTGCCACATTGCTTGGCAACGGGTCACCCCGGCTTATATGGCGGCTGTGTACGATTATGCGTACAACGTCGCAGGAGTTGATAAGATAATAGGGCCAATCAGCAGCAACCATACCCGGGCGCTCGCATTGGTCAGCAAGATGGGATTCTCGGAAGAAGCGCGAATTAAAGAAGCCGCGCACGATTCTGGGGATATTGTTTTGATGACGCAGACACCCGACAAGTGTCGATACTTGGAGCCTCGGTATGGGCAAAAAATCACCGGCACCGCCGCCAGCGCCTGACTACACCACCCTTGCGATTAAGCAGGGTGAAGCCAATATGGCTGCCGCCAGACAGTCGGCGTATATGTCTAATCCCAACATTTACACGCCTACGGGAACGCAAACCGTATCGTGGACAAAAACGCCAACGGTTGATAAAGACGCCTACAACAAGGCGATGGAAGCTTACCAACAGCGGTTGTTTACCAACCCAGAAATGGCTGGTGAAGCGCCCTCTGAAGATCAATTTACGACGTTTATTGAGCAGCCGACTGTTCGCCAAACGATCAACCCAAACGCCGAAGCGGCATTGCGCGAACAAGAACTCGCGCAGTTGTATATGTCGCAGGCAGCGCGTGGCGCAGCAGGCGGTTTGCAAAATCTTGGCATTGCGTCGGCATTTAGCCCGCAAAACCTGCCGTCTCTGCAATACAACGTCCCGGGCGCAGGCGGTTTGCAGCGTGAGTTAACACCGCCAAGCGAATCCATTGGATATACGCAAGCCGGAGAAGCAATTAGTGGCATTGCAGGCGCACCGCAGGGCGGGTATGCCCCAATGTCGTTTTACAATCCAGAAGCGTTGCCCGGAAACATGGGCGCTGGGCAAACGGCAACTGGTGCTGTGCCGGTGCAAGGTGCAAGCAACGTACAAAATCAATTTTTTGGATTGGCGCAGGGCGGCCCCGCCGCACCTACCAACCTCGGTCAATTAGACCCATCGCAGTTTTATTCACAGTCAGCCCCCGGCGGGCAGATGTTTGGCACCGCACAAGGCGGCCCCGCAGGTGGTTTGTTTGGTATGGCAGGCGCAGGCCCGCAGGGAATTAACCTGCAAGGGCTTGATTTGTCTGGCATTGGCGGTGTGGCCGGTGGCCCACAACAGGGTCAGTTTGGTTACGCGCAACAGTTTGTTGGTGGCCCGCAATTACAAGGGCAGATTGACGTATCCAACATTGCTCAAGGCCCAATCAATGCAGGCACAACGGCGCAACAGGCGATCCTGTCGCGTTTGTCGCCGCAGTTGCAGGGCGAACGTCAGGCGCTTCAAACGCAGCTGATTAACCAAGGCTTGCGACCGGGTGGCGAGGCATATAACTCTGCCATGTCGGCGCAAATGCAGAAGGAAAACGACCTTTTGCTGCAAGCCGCCGCGCAGGGCATCAGCCTTGACCAAGCCGCACGACAGCAGCAGTTTGCCGAGCAGCAGTCTCGCGCTATGTTCGCCAACCAAGCGCAGCTGCAAGGCTTTGGCGCTGGCATGGAACAGGCGGGGTTGTACAACACTGGCCTTGGTCAAAATCTGTCGCAATCGCTTGCCACGCAGGCCGCACAGAATCAGGCACAGCAGCAAGCGTTCCAGCAGCGATTGCAGGGCGGTGAGTTTGGCCGCGAGGCACAACTGGCGTCGTTCGGTACGCAGCAGTCAGCGCAAGATGCGTACAACCGCGCCATTGCCCAGAACTTTGCACAAGCGCAAGCCGCACAGCAGATGGGCAATCAGGCTATCGGGCAGAATTTTGAGCAGGCATTAGCCGCCCAACAAGCGCAAAACGCAGCCATTGGTCAAAACTACCAGCAGGCGCTTGGCGCAAGTGAATTTAACCGCGCTGGCTTGCTCGCGCAGTTTGGCATGGGACAGCAGGCGCAGGAGCTTGCCAACCAAGCTCTCGCGCAAAACTATCAAACAACGTTTGACCAAGCCCGCCTGCAAAACGAAGCCGCGCAGCAGGTGTTTAACCAAACGGTCGGACAAGCTGAACTTGCTAACGCGGCCCGAGGGCAAAACTTCCAGCAAGAATTGGCGGCCCAGCAGGCCAATTTGGCGCGTCAGGCACAACAGGCTGGTCAGTCTTTGCAAAGCACCGAGTTGTACAACCAAGCGCAAGCACAGGCAATGCAGCAGGAATTGGCCCGTCAGGCGGCACAGAACCAAGCGCAAGCGCAGCGGTTCAATCAGCTTATGGCGCAGCAAGATCAGCGTAATGCTGCCATTGGGCAGGGCTTTGATATTGGCGCACAACGGGCCGCGTTCCAGAACCAAGCGCAGCAACAGCAGTTCCAACAGAACATGGCGCAGCAGCAGTTCTACAACACAGCGATTCAGCAGGCGTTGGCGCAGCAAGCGGCTATCCGCAGCATTCCGGTCAACGAGATCAGCGCGTTGTTGTCAGGCGGTCAGGTCAATGTGCCGCAGTTCCAAGGCTACAGCGGCGTCACCGTTGCCCCCTCGCCCATCTTCCAAGCGGGTCAGGCGCAGGGCGATTTCGCACAGCGCAACTATCAGAATCAAGTTAGTGCATACAACGCTGGCATGGGAATGCTTGGAAGTCTTGCTGGTGCGGCGGGAACCGCAATCGGCGGCGCAGGCAGCATTCCCGGATTGTTTGGAATGTCAGACCGCCGCTTGAAGTCCAACATTGTGCGCGTCGGTACGCACCCGCTCGGCATTGGTATCTACGAGTACGACATATTTGGCGAGCGTCAGCGCGGCGTCATGGCTGACGAGTTAGAAGCTGTGCTGCCAGAAGCAGTCGCCATTCACCCATCTGGTTACAAGATGGTCAATTACGGAATGCTTTGAGGGCTAACAAATGAACGGATTTACCCCAGACCGTAAGCCGCAGCAGATGGCGCGTATGCTTGCAATGCAAGAACGCAATCTGTCGCTTAACAGCCCCGGCAACAATATGCGTAACGTGCCGCAGCCGAATCTGATGTACGCAGGTGGTACGCCTAACACCAACCCCGGTGTGCCGCCGCAGGCCATGAACTTTAATGGCCCGCCGCAGTCGCGTCAGGGCGGTATGCCGATGGGTTACGGCCCGCCGATGGGTGGTACGGGCAACCGAGGTATGGCACCTCCCGCTCCGGGCGGCATGAGCCGTGGGATGTCGCCGCAGATTGGCGGCAATCGCCCGCGTGGCCCCGGTGCGATGGGTTACCCCGCCTCCCCCGGCATGACAACGCCGCAGGGAGGCCGATACAGAGGGGATTTCGACAATGGCGCAGAATAAACCACGCTACGTTTCAACGTTCCGCGCTCCGACCGAGTATGAGCGCCAGCTGGAGGAAGCACGACGCCGTGCTGCCCTTGCAGAAGCTCTTGCACAGCAGGAATATCAGCCAATGGAAGGGACGGCTGCGCCGATCCCGAAGGCTGCGCCGCTTGTTAAGGCATTGCAGGGCTTTTTAACTGCCCGTGAAGGCCGCATGGCAAAAGAATCCGCCGCCGAGGCAGAGAAGGCTGGTCGTCAAGAATTTACCGATTACATCCGCTCGTTTGAGCCGGAGCAGCGCACCGTTGGCACGGGCGAAATCGCCGCAATGGAAGCGCCAATGCCGATTATCAATACGACTCCGGGCGGCCCTACGCCTGTTAAGGCGGGTCAGCCGGGATTTCGTGCGACGGAATACGCGCAGCCTAGCGCCATTGCCGCGCCCAACCAGCGCCTGATGCCCGCTATGACGGCAACAGGTGAGCCTGACTTTAGCCAGCCGATGCAGATGCAGGTTGGCGGCCCGCTTACGACCGCGCAAAAACGAGCGCGAGCGTTGGAAGGGTTTGAAAGCGCAAACCCAATGGTGCAGCAGTTTGCGATGGCACAGTACGAAAAGACAATGCCACGCGACCTTGATTTGAAAATTGCTCCAATCAATCCAACAGAGGTTGATTTAGGGTCTGTTGCGGAAGCGCAGCGCACAGGCGACATCAGCAAAATTAAGCCAAGAGAAGCGCCAGAAAAACCCGTGACTCGCACAGGTTCAGATGACCTTGGCAATAAAATTCGCACTTATTTTAGCGATGGATCGTTTAGAGATACGCCAAAAGGGGTGGCGCCAACGGCGGGCGGTGGTAAATCGCCAGAATCAGCGGAAGGATTACGCAAAGAATTTACAGCGCAAACCACGCCGTATCGTGGCGTTGCCGATGCGTTTGTCAAAATCAAAAACGCGGCCTTGAATCCGAGTGCCGCAAACGATTTGGCTTTGATTTTTAGTTATATGCGGGCGCTTGACCCAGCCTCCACCGTTCGTGAAGGCGAATTTGCAACAGCGCAAAACGCAGCTGGCGTGGATGTTCAAATTCGCAATCTTTATAACAAGGTTGTGAGTGGCGAAAGACTGTCTCAACCGCAACGCCAAGACTTCTTGCAGTCATCGTATGGCATGGTTGAAAGCCAAATGCCAAACGTGCAGCAGCTTGTTGACCGATACACCGGCATTGCCACTCGTTCTGGCTTGAATCCAGAGGACATTGTAACTAATCCGTTGCAGCCCCTGATGATTCCGCGTCTGACTGGCGACAATGACCCGATGTTTGAGAAATTGAATAAGGGCGACTTGTTCATCACGCCTGACGGCAAAATGATGAGGAAGCGATAATGGGCTGGAGAGAGCAAAGCGAGCCGGTTGGCGGTTCCCCCGAGGACAATGACGACTTGCTGAAAGCACTACGCGATCGGATGCGTCAAGCAGGTGGTTACATAAAGTCAGAGGTCATGGGGCTGCCGAGTCAGTTTCCTCGTCAATTAGGGCTTGCGGCGCGTTCTGCTGTAACTGGATTGACCGCGATTCCCGGCATGGCTGCGGATGCTGCAATGGCGGCATATAACCTTGCAACAGATTCTAACCAGCAGATGCCAACTCAAGCCACGCAGAACCTGATGACGCAAATGGGATTGCCAGAGCCGCAAGGCGCCGTTGAGAACATCAATCAGTTCCTTGGCAGCGCAATCTCGGGCGCAAAAGTCCCAATGCCGGGCATTAGCCGCCCTGCCCCTGATAATTTTCAGCCAGATTTGACTCGGCAGCAGCGCACATTTGATGTTGGGCAGCGAGAGGGATACGTTGTGCCGCCCGCAACAATCAAGCCAAGCCTTGGCAATGTGGCATTGGAAAGTATAGGCGGCAAACAAGCTACCGAGCAGACCGCACGGATGACCAACCAGCAAGTTACCAACAAACTTGCAAACCGCACTCTTGGATTGCCAGAAACCCGCGAAATTACTCAAGACACGCTTGAGCAAGTTCGTGATGAGGCAGGCAAAGTTTATGAAGCGGTTAAAAACGCAGGGCGTATTGCCGCTGACGTTGATTACAAGGCTGGTCTGCAAAAAATGCGGGCTGAAATCAGCGAAATCATGAGCGATTTCCCAGATGCGGATGTTGCCGCAGCGGGGAACATTGATAAATTGATTAAATCGCTAGATGTCGCTGACTTTGATGCCAAATCTGGCATGGCGTTTCTTAAACAGTTGCGAAACGAGGCGGCAGATAACCTTGCTGCATTAGACGATCCAACTCGTAAAGCGTTGGGTCGCGCACAGCGTAGCGCCGCTGAAAATCTTGAGGAAATGGTGTTTCGCCATTTAGACAAGATTGGTCAAGGCAGCCTTGCAAAGCAGTTTGACAATGCCCGTCGTCAAATCGCCAAGTCATACACCATTCAAGCGGCATTGGATGAGGGCAGCGGCAGCGTTGACGCCATGAAACTGTCGCAAATTCTGAACAAAGGCAAACCGCTGTCGCCAGAGCTTGAGCTTGCCGCTCGTATGGGCGGTTCTTTCCCTCGCGCAATGATTAGACC